CCGGCAAGCCGGACAACCGGGGTGCCTATGGTTTGCTAGGGCAGGAAATGGTCACGGCGCTCACCCATTTGCAGCACGCCCGAGGCAAGAACGTGGTGTTCGTGGCCATCCTGGACTGCAAGACCGACGACTTCGGCCGCAAGGTGTTTGTTCCTCAGATCGAGGGCAGCGCTACCGCATTGCAATTGCCGGGAATCGTGGACGAGGTGGTGACTTTGGCCGAAATCAAGGCTGAAGACGGCACCTCGTACCGGGCATTTGTCACCTCGACCATCAACCCATTCGGCTATCCGGCCAAAGACCGCAGCGGTCGTCTTGACCTGCTGGAGCCGCCCGATTTGGGCGCACTCATTGCCAAGTGCGCTGGCAATGACACGCACGCATCCATCACACCAACCCTCTCTATCACTGATTCCAAGGAGTAATTCAAATGAACGACAACACCATGACCGTCAACGCCTGGTCTGATTTCAACGATGCACAAGCACAGCAGTCGGGCTTTAACCTGATCCCCAAGGGTGCGCTCGTACCGGTGCTGATGACGCTCAAACCCGGTGGTTACTACGATGCCAGCCAAGGCTGGAACGATGGCTATCCCACCCAGTCACCCAAGACGGGTGCGGTCTATCTGGCTGCCGAGTTCGTCATCACTGGTGGCGAATACGCCAAACGCAAGCTGTGGTCGAACATCGGGCTGTACTCACCCAAGGGACCAACCTGGTCGCAAATGGGCAGAACCTTCGTGCGCGCCGCACTCAACAGTGCCCGAAATGTCCTGCCGCAGGACAACAGCCCTCAAGCGGCCGCCGCCCGACGCATTCAGGGTTTTGTTGACCTTGATGGTCTGGAGTTTGTGGTGCGCGTGGACATCGAAAAGGACGACCGGGGTGACGACCGCAACGTGGTCAAGATGGCTGTCGAGCCCGATCACCCGGATTACGCCCGCACGTTTGGTGTGCCGTCGAAATTGGCACCCAGCGCGCAAGCGACAGCCAATTCAGTACCACAAGCCCCTGCGGCCCAAAGTGCAGGAACACCACCAGCACACCAAGCGCCAGGGCCCCAACGCGCGCCAGTTTCCGGCAAACCCGCATGGGCGCAGTAAGGAGCGCCAGCAATGAAATCCTCTTCAACCACGGCGCAGGCCTACTACCCGGCCTGCTTCACGGATGCGTCGCAGTACCAACATTGGCGCACCCTTGCCATCAAGGCCAGCGCTGGTGACAGCGGCTACTGCACTGATTGCACCCGTGCTTACCAGCATCAGATGATCAAACAGGGCCGCTGCCTGCACCCCAAAACCCGCTTCGTTGTTGACTGCGACGGCTATACCGAGGGTCGTCGCCCGGTCGCTGAACGTCTTGTCAATTGCAAGAAGAAAGGCAGGCGATGAAATGCTGGGTCTGCTCACGTCAAGCCCGGGGGTACGGTCATACCGACAACCGGCATCGCACAGGACAGGCCCAGCGGTATCCGCTGGACTGGGTCTTCTGTTCCGAGCGCTGTCAAAAAGCGTTTCACGCTATGTATGGCAATTGGGTTCGGTTGAAAGACGATGTCGTCAATGCCAAGGGGGTCGCCATGGTCAATCTCTCTGAAGTCGAGCAAAACGCCATGGTCAAGTGCCTCAAGGCCTTCGGCGATGCAGCCGGGGCCATTGGGTTCAAAAAGCCACTGGGTGACTATTCCGAATCCGAGGCTTTGAAGGTGATCGACGCCATCGTGACCTGTTTTACGCAGGCCATGGTCGAGCACCATGAGAAGTCCAAGTACCCACCGGTGCGTGGTCTGCCTGAAGTTGCGGATCCGATAGCCAATCCGTTTGCCGACATGGAAAACGATCTGCCCTGGGAGGATGCCGCATGATGGACTTCAACTCATCATCAAGCGTCAGTGGTCAGATCAGCACCCTGATCGATCTGGGTCTGCAAAAGACCCGCTCCAAAGAGAAATCCCGCCAGTACCTGGGCGCATCTCGTCTGGGCGTGTCGTGCGAGCGCGCGCTGCAATACGAGTATGCCCAAGCGCCGGTGGACCCGGGTCGCGAGACGCAGGGGCGGATTCTGCGCATTTTTGAGCGTGGCCACGTCAACGAGGACAGCATGGTCGCCTGGCTGCGCGCCGCCGGTTTCGATCTGCGCACGCACAAACCCAATGGCGAGCAGTTTGGGTTCTCAACGGCTGACGGTCGCTTGCAGGGGCACATCGATGGTGTCTTTGTCGGCGGGCCTGAAGGGTTTGCCTATCCGGCGTTGTTCGAACACAAGTGCCTTGGCTCCAAGTCCTGGCGCGACCTGGAGAAAAACAAGCTAGCAGTCTCGAAGCCGGTCTACGCGGCGCAAGTGGCCATCTACCAGGCCTACTTGGAGTTGCATGAAAACCCGGCCATCTTCACGGCGGTCAACGCCGACACGATGGACATCTACGCCGAGTTGGTGCCGTTTGACGCGGCACTGGCTCAAGCGATGTCCGACCGGGGGGTGCGCGTGATTGCCGCTACCGACGCGGGCGAGCTGCTACCTCGCGCCCACCTCGACCCAACCCACTTTGATTGCAAGTTCTGCTCCTGGCAGGACCGCTGCTGGAGGATAACGCCATGAACACATCACAACAAGAATTCCAACTGGAGGCCGAGCCCATGATCGATGCCAAGCAGGCCGCGTGCGCGCTGCGTCTGCCCCTGTACTGGTTTGGCGACCCCAAGATGCGCACCAAACACCGCATTCCGCACTACCTGCTGGGTGGTTTGGTTCGCTTTCGCATGAATGAACTGAGCACCTGGGCAGCCAACAGCAGTGCCGCTGGCGACTCTGAAACCCAGGCAGACCAGTCGGAGGGTGTCAGCCATGATGGACTTTAACGATGTGACACCGGCACAGTCACCTTCCAGCGATGGAAACCGCGAAGAGATTCGCGCCAGCTTGTTGTCGAGACTTGAGTCGGTACTGAAGGACATGTTTCCCGCTGGCAAGGTCAAACACGGCAAGTTCTACATTGGCGACATCCTGGGCAGCCCGGGTGACAGTCTGGAGATCGTTCTTACCGGTGAGAAGGCAGGACTGTGGACGGATCGTGCGACTGGTCAGGGCGGTGACATCTTCGACCTGATTGCTGCCCATCAATCGCTCAATGTCCATTCCGACTTTGCCAAGGTGCTGGACTTTGCGGCGCAACTGGTCGGCAAAGTGCCACCGCAGGCAACGCGCAAACGCAAGGCAGAGCCCACCATTGATGAGCTGGGGCCAGCAACGGCCAAATGGGAGTATCAGGACACTGAGGGCAAATTGATCGCCATCGTTTACCGCTATGACCCACCCGGGCAGAAGAAGGAATTCCGCCCATGGGATGTCAAACGCAAGAAGGCAGCGCCGCCCGATCCACGGCCACTCTACAACCAGCCGGGCATGCTGAAATCAGATCGGGTGGTGGTAGTCGAAGGTGAAAAGTGTGCCAAAACCCTGATCGATGCGGGCATCTGCTCCACAACCGCCATGCACGGAGCCAACGCGCCGGTCGAGAAAACCGACTGGTCACCGCTGGCGGGCAAGACCGTGTTGATCTGGCCCGACAAGGACAAGCCGGGCTGGGAATACGCAGATCGAGCAGCGCAGGCGATGTTGGCCGCTGGAGCCAAGACCTGCCATATTCTTTACCCGCCAGAGGCTGCGGCCGAGGGGTGGGATGCAGCAGACGCACAAGAGGAAGGCTTCGATGTTGCAGGCTTCATTGCTCACGGCCCACGAATGCAGATGTACTTGGTGGCCGACGGCCCGGACTCCAACACCACCGGCAGTGCGACCGAAGAGGCTGTCTGGGGCACGGAAGATGCCCTGGCACTGTCGTTTACCCGGCGCTATCACAACGACTGGCGCTACGTTGCAGGATGGGGCAAGTGGCTGGTATGGGACGGTCTGCGCTGGCGTGCTGAAGACACCTTGGCTGCCAGCGACTTGATTCGGCATGTGTGTCGGCACGCATCGCTCAGTGCGAGCAACCCCAGGATCGCGGCCAAATTGGCAGCATCAAGCACCATTGGTGGCGTTGAGCGCTTGGCGCGTGCCGACCGTAGGCATGCGGCAACCGTCGACGAATGGGATGCTGATCCCTGGTTGCTCAACACCCCGGGTGGGGTCGTCGATCTCAGGAGTGGGCGGCTGCGAGCCCATGACAGAAATGACCGCATGACCAAGATCACCACCGCCACCCCTCGCGGCGAGTGTCCGATCTGGCGGCAGTTCATCCACGAGGTCACCGGCGGCGATTTGGAAATGCAGACCTATCTGCAACGCATGGTGGGCTACGCCTTGACTGGGTCAACCCGGGAGCACGCACTGTTCTTTCTGTACGGTACCGGTGCTAACGGCAAGTCAGTGTTCGTCAACACCCTGGCTGACATTCTGGGCGACTACGCCACCAACGCGCCGATGGACACGTTCATGGAAACACGTACCGACCGCCATCCGACAGATATGGCTGGTCTGCGTGGGGCACGGTTCGTGGCTGCCATTGAGACTGAACAGGGTCGGCGCTGGGCTGAATCGAAGGTAAAAAACCTCACTGGCGGCGACAAGATCGCAGCGCGTTTCATGCGCCAGGACTTCTTTGAGTTCTTTCCACAGTTCAAGCTCTTTGTCGCAGGCAACCATAAACCGGCTATTCGCAATATCGACGAAGCCATGAAGCGGCGCTTGCACCTGATCCCCTTCACCATCACCGTGCCGCCCGAAAAACGTGACAAGCACCTCCAGCAAAAACTCCTGGCCGAGCGTGACGGAATTCTTGCCTGGGCGTTAGAGGGCTGTTTGGCATGGCAGCGACTGGGTCGGCTTGATCGGCCACAGCAGGTCACCGATGCCACCGATGAGTATTTCGAAGCCGAGGATGCCCTGGGTCGCTGGCTTGATGAGAAATGCGTAGCAGTCGAGAGTGCCAGATCACTGACAGCAGAGCTCTTCAACGATTGGAAGGGTTGGGCTGAAGCTGCTGGCGAATTCATTGGCTCGCAGCGCAGGTTTTCTGATCTGTTGATCACCCGTGGCTTTGAAAAGTGGCGCAACGGTTCAGGTGTCCGTGGTTTTAAGGGCATCGGACTGAAGTCGCCACCCAGCGCCAGCTACACGCCCTACGCAGACAACTGACCCCATGGAAAACCCTCGGTCTGACACAGTCGCCGCAGTCCCCCGTTAGTCCTCACACGTGAGGTGACCCGCACCTTATGGAAAGTTACGACAAGCTGTGGCGACTGCGTCAGACCACCCCAGAAATGACACAAATTATGAACAACACAATCCTTACCCTTGACCTCGGGACAACCACTGGCTGGGCTCTGCGCCCCCAGAACGGCCAGATTGCCCACGGCTTTGTCAGCTTCAAGTCCCAACGTTTCGAAGGCGGTGGCATGCGCTTCCTGCGCTTCAAGCACTGGCTGGCTGAAATCAAAACGATGACTGGCGAGATCAACGCCGTCTACTTCGAGGAGGTACGCCGCCACGTTGGCGTGGATGCCGCCCACGTTTATGGCGGCTTGATGGCCACGCTCACCACTTGGTGCGAGCACCACCGCATCCCGTACCAGGGCGTGCCAGTGGGGACGATCAAGAAGCACGCTACCGGCAAAGGCAACGCAGGCAAGGCCGAGGTCATTGCTGCCATGCAAGCCCTGGGTCACCCCGTTACCGACGACAACGAAGCCGATGCCCTGGCCATCCTGCACTGGGCAATCGATACCCAAGGAGAAAACGAATGAAAATGCCAACACTGATTCCCATCGTCCCGACCACACTCAACGGCCAGCCCAGCCAAATGGTCGATGCACGTGTGTTGCACGGCTTTTTGGAGGTCAAGCGTGACTTCTCAAACTGGATAAAAGGCCGCATTGATGAGTTTGGTTTTGAAGAAAACCAAGACTACTTGCTCGCCAAATCTGGCGAGCAAGTCCCCCATCAAGGTGGCATGAGAACAGTGAGCCGCATCGACTACTTCCTGACCATCGACATGGCCAAGGAACTTGCCATGGTTGAACGCACCGTCAAAGGTCGCCAGGCCCGTCGCTACTTCCTGGACTGCGAGCGCCAGCTTCGTCAGTTGCAGCAAAGCATGCCAGCCAACATGACTCATCAACGCACGGCCATCAGTGCCGGGCAACAACAAGCCATCAACCGCCAGGCCTGGGCTGACGTGTCTGGCCAAGCCCATGCTGCCTTTCATGCACGACGTGAACAACTCCTGCGCGAGTGCCTCAGTACGCCCGAGCCACGTCAGCGCATCGTCCCTCTGCACATGGTGCCGATCTGGGCACGTTGAAGGAGGCTGCACATGAAAGTCCCAACCCACCACTACCAATGCCCCCTCGGGCGCCTGCAGCCCACAGTCACAGACCTGGACGCGATCAAGGAGCGCGGCTGGCGTGACCAGCGCATCCTGGTCGTCAACGCCGAGGACAAGCGGCTGGACTTTTGCGAGCGCGAACTGGTGCGACGCATCGGCGAGCGACTCTATGGTCAAGGAGGTCGTCATGCAAAGGGCTAAATCAACGATAGAGCCTCAAACAAAGGCGAACCCTAGGTACCCTAGTGCCTCACAGAAAAACAGCCTTAAAACGCGTTTAAATCGATCTGAGGGCACGACAGGTGTCTGGATTAAAGTGGACCCCGGATTTAAGACAAAAATTTAAGATGGTCTGACATCCAGGAAATCCCAGAATCATGAGTGAAACGAAGAAACGCAAAGTCCACACGCCAGAGTACAAAGCCAAGGTAGCGCTG